TACTACGCTTTTGAGACCGGAAGGCGGTCAAAGGGAGAGAATCTTGCTGAAGCGATTGAATGGTGTTCCGCGAATAAGGAGGACATCCTTGCTCGTGGACGGTACGCTCTACCTCTAGTCATGAGTCACAGGTCGAGTAACTCGAAGCCAACGGGTTCAAAGACGTGGAAGTGGAGATGCCGAGTCATACTCATGCAGGATCTGAGAGCCGTTTTGATGGATGGTCGATTCGCTATTCCATTCATTACTAGCTTTCAGCGAGTGCCGTGGGGTGAAGGTGGGATGACGAGTCCCGAGATCAGGACGTGGGTTCAGCTTGCCAGAGAGCATTACTCTAATTGGTATAGTTCCGATTATAGTAAGTTTGACACAAGCCAACCCGCATGGCTGCTAGAAGACGTTTTCAAGAAGGTAATTCGACCGTTGTTTGGACATCTTTCGACTGAGGACGAAGCTCTGTTTCAGGTGATGGTTGAAAGTTACATCCATAAAGATGTAGATACTTTCCTTGGACGGATTCATATTGACGGCTGCCAAGTATCGGGCTCGCTGATGACCTACGCTATTAATACTGTGGTGAATCAAATTGTAGACCGCACCGCTCTTCTGATGCAAGGCTGCGATTATCACAACTTTACATCGTTGAAGTGTGGGGACGACAATCTTACGTATTATAGCGTATATGAACCCTGGGATCGTGCGAAACATGCTCAGTTGATCCTGAAGTACTTCGGTATCAAAACTACTCTTGACGAAACCGATTGCGGAAGCGCGCGGAGGGATGATCCTCACTTCCTCTCGAGAGTGTGGACGCGAGCTGGTGAGCGCCGTTCGATTAATGAGGTTCTTTGGAACCTGATTTATCCTGAACGTCGACGCAATTATTCACCGGTTTTTACTGGTGTTGCGGTTAAGAGGGCCGCTGCGTTAGTGTTGTATTGTGCTTGCCTTGAGCAAGACGCTACGATGCGTGATTATTTTGACGTAGGTCAAATTCGAATCGACGCGAATATTAGGCGTACTGACGAAGTTGGAGTATACCATGTTTTGGCTAACATGGGTTCTGGATTCAGAACTCCATGGATTAACTTCACCATTGATGTCTCAGCGGGTGGTGGAGGTACTAAAAGTCGTGGGTTAAAGTCAAGTGCTTGAAAGACAGAAGCTGGCTCCCTTTCCCATATGAACAGAGGACATTAACACTCTGTGCTAG